AAGCCAAAACAGAGAAAGCGCAGCAACATCGACACTATCGGCGTCATGCCCCGGCACACATGCGGGGGAGGGCCTAAGAGCCGCCGGGCTGCGGCTCAGAAAACCAGCGCAAAGGCGCGCGAGACAACAGTGCCGATCACGCTATCAAAGGCACCATGGGAACAGGAGAAAACGCAATGACACAAGAGACACAAGAGACACAAACAGGAACACTTGAAGAGCTGGACGTGAAGCCGGGTGATGCGGTGGAGTGGATTGGATATGAGCATGTTGGCCACCATACACTAGATTTTATTGCCGACGATGGGGCTTATGTTTTCGACACAGAACAAGGCCAATTTGCCCACGGACCAGATGACCCATCGTTCAGCCTAATCTCACGCGCCGCCACACCACCATTAACCATCGAAGCCGGGAAATACTACAAGACGCGCGATGGGCGTAAGGTGGGGCCTATGTGCGGCATGATCTCTAAGTGGAATAATGACGGCACTTGCCGTAGGGCTTGTGACACGCGTTGTGACGAACTCATCGCCGAGTGGATCGACACCCCCGCAGACACCCCACCCACATGGGGCGATATGACCGACGCTGAGAAGGGCGCGCTGTTGTTGGCCGAGTTGGATGGAGAATGCCTTGAGCAAAAAGGGAGGGTTATTGTTAATGGTGAAAGTTTGTTTCGCTGGGCACCTAAGCAAGAGGGGTGCTGGCTAGACAAATTCGCATACCGCATCAAGCCGGAGCCACTAGTGGAGAATGTGACGCTTATGGTTTACGACAATGGTGAGGGGCAGCCACACATTGCAGAATACATGAGTGACCCGAATTACCGCATGGTGTACACGCGGACCAACGGCGAGCCAGACCTCGACAGCATCAAGATGGAGCGGATCAATGACTGACAAAGCACGAGAGGCGATTGCGGAAATCGTAAACAGCAATATTTTCTTTGGTTCTGCAGGGGTATCTGTTGGTGATGCTGCCACTATTTCAGCACAAGCCACTGACGCTATCCTTGCCGCCCTGCCCGAGATCATCCGGCAGAACCCTTCCATCATCGCGGATATGGTGCCGGGTCTGGTGCCGGATCTGGTGTGGGAGGGCGACGTATGGTGCCAAACATCGGACAATTACATGGCTTGGTATGATGGATTTGATCAAGCTGGAGACGTTTGGGCGAACAGCGTCGATGAGATCAGTTACCGGAACCTTGGCGATGCAAAAGCGGCAGTGCAAAGAAAACACAACGTGGACACCATCGTCGCCGCACTAGGCATGAAGGATGCCAAATCAAGTGGGTGACACATCAGCGCTAATTGCCATTCCCATGCTGATGTTTCTGCTGCTTATCGGCGGGGTTTCTCAATGCGTCCTTGTCGAGATACCCAAGGTGAACAAAAGGGACGCTGAAATATCACTTCAAAAATGTATTCGAGCGGCAAAAGATGATGGCCACAGCTCGGGATACATTCAAAAAATATGCGGAGAGAACCGATGACCCAGCGACCTAAGTCAAAATATAAACGCTGCAAGGTTTGTAGGGAGCTAGTGGTTGATCCGGACAACTGCGCCAACTGCGAACACCAAGACCCATGGCAAACCCACCCATACCCGGGAAATGGGAAGCGCGGATCACCTACCCTTGATATTCAAGAGGGCAATTCGGAGGAGAACTTCTGATGGCTGACATCGACACCAGCAAGGGAGCTGTGGAGCGTTTCATTGCAACCCCCCTGACAGAGATAGCACTTTCTGTTGGTTTGCCAGTTACGGGCGACGATAAGGAAGCTGTGAAACAGGTTGCCGTAATACTCCGCGCCCTTGTAGCTGAACGCGACACCCTGCAAGCCAAGGTGGCGCGACTGGAGGTTGATTTAGCGGAGGCTGTGACAGCATTGAAGCATGTGTTGGCGGGAAAACCTGTTTGCAATGCAGATGAAATCATCGCCCGCAACCCACTCAAGTCGGAGCCAGCCCCGCGCCAGAGCGTGAAGGAGGGAAAAGCCGATGAATAAAGTAGCGATGACCTTCTGGGAGTGGTTGACCCTATTCATGCAGGCATTGGCGCTGGGATTTGTTGGTGGTATGGCGCCCGTCTATGAGGTGCGATACCCAGACACGCGCAGTTGCAGCCGATCCATTTAGCGCGTTACTTAAAACGGCGCGGATACCGAGGCAGACCTGCCAGATAGCGTTTCCACCTTGTCGCCGCAGCTCAGCAGCTCTTTTCGGTCCTGAGACCAAAGCAATTCGATTTTCCTATCATCCATCCAACCAGCCGGGATCTGCACGGGCCGGGCGCATGGGTCTGCCCCATCAACGTATGGCGTTGAGCCGCTGCACCCTGCCAGGGCTAAGGCAGCGCTTAACAATAATGGGGTCCGCATAGGCCTGCTCCTTCAATTGGTCCGCCAGCTGGTCGCGCTCTTGCGCAATGCGGCGGCGGTCGGCTTCCAGTATGCGCCCGGCCTCGATCCGGGCCAGATCCTCGGCCTGCCGTGCCGCTTCGGCTGCACCATATCCCATTCGATAGCCTTGAAGCCCAATGGCGGCGACAACCGTCAGCGCTATGGCATATGGCAGAAGGCGGATCATGCCGCCTCTTTCAGCGCCTGATGGCACATGGCACGTTCTGCCCCGCGCCGATTGACCAGACCGGCCCAGACGCGACCGCCTGCCCTGTTCCAGCGCGGCAGCTCATTGCATGCGCCCGTCAGATCCCCGGCATTGGCCTTGCGCACCAGGGTCGAGCTACAAGCAGCCCCGGCCCCGACATTGTAGGTCCAGCTGACCAGGGCAATCTTCATGCCCACCGGAACCGGATGGGTCAAACAGCGATCCAGCGCAGCCTCATAGGCAACGATCTCGCGCGCCAGCATGTCATCGCACTCAGCCTTGCTGTAGCTGTCGCCTGGCTGCACCCCTTTGGTCTCGCCATAGCAAACGGTCCAGATGCCAACCACATCCCGATATGCCTCCGTGCGCAAACCCTCCCACTGACCGATGAAGCCAATGGCCGAGGTCATGGCGATGCCGCCGCCAGCGATCATACCAACTGTTCGCCGCCGCATCGCGCCTTTGGTATCGCGCCGGAAAGCTGCCCATAGGCCAGATGACGGCTGCACAATCACCCTGGCCGGGATTGCGATCAGGTTCACCAGCGCCGCGATGCCAGCGAAGATCAACGGATCTATGCCAAGCAGACCCGGCGACACCAAGGCGATGAACACCGGTAGCACCGAAAGCACGGCGGCGAAGATCAGCAGGCGCACAGACCAAGATTGGGTCAGCGTGGATTTCCAGTCTGCGATCAGTTTCATTCGTATGCCTCTGTCACTCATAACAGTATCCACCCCGCGAACTCTCCAAGGCCGCTCCCCATGCTGAGAAAAAATGCAGTGCCAATTAGTATCTTCATGATAGCCACCCTTTCATCATTTCTAGGACATTCTTCAGAGAGCCTGCCGCGCCGATGATAGCAGCCAAGGCAAATAGACGCCAATTTCTAATGACCCAAGCAAGCTTGCTCAATACGGACAGGTCTGTATCGCTGAACTCGTTCCATTCCCTAAGCATGGCGCGTACCTTTTCGGCCTCTTCCCCAGAGATAGGGCTGGCGTTTTGGTTGTCACTCATTTCTGGACACCACGCTTTTTATTGCTTCCCATATCGTTTGAACCACTTCCTGTATGGTAACGCCCTCCGCCCATAGAATGGCGAGTATCAAAACCACACATCCGGCGTATAAAAAACTGTATGCTGCCATATAGCTTTCCAAACCCACCGCTACCCAAAACGACATACTGAATACATGCCAATAAGTTGACTATATCATATAAACCGATGCGTCCTAGTTGTTGCTCAAACCTATACAAAACAATCATCACCAAAAATATGGCAGCAATTACGTAATTTCTGCGAACTTGGGACCAGAGCAAAGCCGCAACGCTGGCTATGTCCACGACGCCAACTGCTAATGGCGAACTGTCGAGCGCCGATGTCGCACTGAAATTCAACCACAAGACAGATATTGCAAACCATCTGTCGCAGGTGGTCGCCGCGCCAGACCCTAGCAAAAGCGCCGCTAGAACTATGCTCTGGTCCCAACTCATCATTACCGACCGCTGCCGCCGCCGCCGCGTGTTGTGACGCTCGCTGTCAATTCTGGATAATGCTTATCCAGCGCCTCTGTCGCCTTTGCATGCCAAGCATTGAGCTCGCCGAGCAAGCCCATTGCAGCGTTTGCCGCCATCGGGCGACCTGCATCTGCGTTCAGCTTTTGCAGCTCTTTGAGGCCCTGTTTTACCGGGGCGATGCCGTCCTGCACTTGGTCAATCATTTCGCGTTCTGTTTTCATTTTCGTATAACCTTTGTTTACGATTGGGTTAATGGAAGATTGCACCCAAAAATATCGTCTAGGGTGCTGTCGGGGATGTTCAGGTTTTCCGGTGCCGCCACCTTCAACAGCAGCGGGTGCATCCGGTGAATGCTGGTCGAGGACGCCCAGATGATGCGGGCCTCGGCTTCCTCTGCATCCGTCATGCCTTCAAGCATGGGTAGCAATGCGGTAGGCCAGCGCCCCTCTGCCGCCATCGTTGCGTCGGTTGGGGTAAGGATCTCGCGGGCGAGCAGGTCCAGGCAGAACGCCTGCCGGGGCAAAAACGCGACGTCTCTGCGCTCCTGCGTCAGGTCTGGATCGACCCAAACTCCGTCCACCATTTTTGCGGCAGCGTGTTTTGGCGGCGCGTCGCATTCGATTGCACCTTCTGGGGGCTCGGTGTCAATAAAAACACCAATGAAAGAACCGTCCGCGTGGCGGTAATATTTAGTTGTCATCGCAGTGCCTCGATATAATATTCCCAAGAAGTGTTTGTCAGCCCGTTGGTCACGCCCGTTGTTTTGTTGGATGCGTTGAATGCTGTGGCGTTGTTGGTCAACCTCACACTGATCTGGGTGTCTGTGATGACAGGTGTACTGTCTTTTGATTGCACTGAATTTGACTGGTTGATGGACAGAAGTATTTCGTCGTCAACGGCATACCCGGCATCCGCGACAAGACACTTACCCCGGAACGCGATAAAGCGCGGGGGTCCAGACATTCCGTGGCTAACCGTAACGAGCCCCGCGGCGGTCGCGGTAAATGCCGAGCTTGTGTACTTCTCAATTACTCCCGCCTGAGCAGCAATGGCCTGAGCTGTCCGTAGTGCGGTCATATACTTATCGTTATCAGTTCCGGCCTCCGCCTCTGGCTGTGTTGCCTTGCTGGCGGCAGGCAGAGCGGCATCCGCCTTAGTACCCTGCGCTGCCGTTGCAAAGTCACCTGTTGCGGACGTTGCCGCAGTCCCCAATCCTAGATTGGTCCTAGCTGTCCCCGTGTTAGCAAGCCCTGCTAGATTATCAGCCTTTGCCAAGAAATTTGTTGGGTTAATAGATGCCGCACTATTAGCAGCCGCTATCGCAGATAAAGCTGCATCATCTGCATCGCCAGACGCAGACGCAGCATCAGCAGCCGCGCTATCAGCCGCCGCCGCCGCCTCAGCCGCCGCCGCCGCCAGTTGCGCTATGTACTCCTCAACCGTCGCATCGGGGGGCGGCTCTACGCCAAGAAGGTCGTTAAGATTGTACGGGCCACCAGTGTTTGGCACAGAGATAGACGCAATAGGAACGCGCACCGGGCGGTTAAGCTGGTGTACCTGCACCTCGACGCGATACAGCGTGTTGCGCTCCCCCTCTTGGTTGGGCCACAGGTCAACGTCAATCGTCCCATCCGCCGCGATGGGGAACCCGTCCTCGTCGTCTTTTCCGGGGACTGGGTAAATCACTGCGTCATCATCGGCGTCTGTGTCGTACCCTGTCATCACAAAGAACACGCGGGAACTGGTGTCAGGAACGCCAGTGGGAGGCATGACTTGGCCGACGATATTGATGGTGTTAACTGTCATTTGACTTTTCCGCTCTTCTTCATTTGTTAGATCAGTTCTTTGCGGCGGCGCAGATAAACCTTGCCAGCATTGAAGTTAACGCCAGTAATTTCAAAGTACCCAACAACCGCAACGCTCTTTGTTGTTGCCGCGTCCGCATCACGCCAGTAATCATCAGATATAAAATCCAAATGACCGCTTGCTATTGAACCTGCACCAACAGAGCTGGAGGTATTGACAGTACCGATCAGCGCGGCACCAGATGTGTAAAAGTTTATTGTAACATTAGCGGGCCCGGTAACGCCGCCAAGGTTCCTCCATTCAATTAAGTACCTATAGCCAGAATCTATACTTGGAGAAACAATTGGGTTAACAGTTCCGTCAACAGCACCATCGTAAATAACACCATCTCCAGAGTCACCTACAGTCACCTTATCATACGGATAATAGGCCGCCTCATTGACTGGAGACGTGCTATCCTGCTCGATGAAGGCAATAGGGTTCTCCACCACCAGCAGGGCCTTGGCGGACGTCCACGGCTCGCCGGGGAGGTAGTCGTTCAGGTCTGGCGTGCTGTATGCGGCCATTATGCAAGCCTCGCATGAAATGCGATGATGTCAGAACCAGGATTGCTGCGGCCAGGATATGGCGAGTGCTGCCACATGGCGGCGCGGGCTGGCTCGGGGAACCCCGGATATATCGCAGGCCCGATGTATGGGCGGCGATCTCTGAACAGGCATCGCACCTCGGCGTCTGGTGGAACAGGGCATTCCCCGCCGCTCCACTCGGTGATAGGGCCGAACACATAGTCAGGCAGGCCGCGCACCCATTCAGGGCGGTCGGGTGCAGGCCGACCATTCAGCAGGTTGCCGCGCTGGCCTTCCTCATACTGGTGGCCGTTCGCTTCATTGAACCAGACGTTTGTTTGCCGCGTCATATCTCTCTCCTATTGCAACAGGTACCCGTCTGACCCGTCAGGCATAAACCCTGTGTTTTCTGCGATCCAGCACCCATCGAGCCGCTCCTCTTCGGTGGCGTCGGCATAATTGGGCGCGTCATTCGCCATGATAATAGCGAACTTTCCAACGAATTGGTAGGACTGCAAAACGGTCCTGACCTTTTCGCCAGTTACCGTTTCCTCTGCCTCGATAACCTGCCAGCGCGTCGAAAGGCGGTTTCCCTCAGTGTCGATCTGGTTGCGGGTGTCGAGATCAACAACATCACCGATGGCAATGCTGCGGTCCTTGGCGTCCACGCTCACAGTGATATACTGCGGCGGCAGGCGGTATCTAAGAAGCTGGGACTTGCCAATAAGCAGGGCCTGTCCAAATGTCTGGATCCAGCGCGAGAAAATGGCGTTCTCTAGAATCTCCCCACCAGTCGCCTCTGGAAGCTCCACTTCACCATCAATAGATATCCTGATGTTGGTGTAATTGCTCGCGCTGTCTTCGCTCTCAAACGGGTCACGCGGCCTGAAGTACATAGAGACCCGTGTAAGGCGGTCATCTGGACGCGCTGAGCGGGAATAGCTGCCCTTGATGATATTCAGCGCGTCAGACCATACCACGGGCGTTTCTCGCGGCGGTCGCACGGCAAGCAGCGGGATAGCCTGCTGCCTCTCATCCCACCAGATCGAAAACAGACCGTCCCGGCACAACTCGCCAAGCAGATCCTCAACAGCGGTGGGTTCCGCAACCGTCGCGGTCGCCTTGATCGTCGAGAGGTATCTCTGCCCCTCTTCATCCCACTGCCCCCCGGCGTTGACATAGGCATTATCAACCTCGGTGTGGTTGTCCAGCAGATCCTCTGCTACCTCGTAAGGCCGGATATTCTCGTACCGGCCCACACGCTGCATCGCATCGTCTGCATCGTGGCTATCCGGTGACGTGCCAAGCTCGGCGCGGGACACGCCAGAGAGAGTGAAGTCTGGCTCTGTACCGGTGTATCCAGTGTACTTGATTATCTCATCACCGATGGCGATGTATTTGGTCGCGCCGGTGTTTCCGTATTCAGCGGTCAGCTCGCTTTCCAAGCATGTGACAGCAACGGTCTCAGTGGATTCATTGATATCAGCCGCAAGCTCGATTTGCGATGTCGCCGGGAACTTCGCCTTTCGCTGGCGGGCCTTGTCCAGAGGGTCGCGCCCGGTGATCGTCACCTTGCCGTTGTCATCTGGGCCGTTGACGTTCTCCAGGTCATAGAGACGCACCTGCATATCTGCCAGCGCCTGCCCGGCGTATCCCTCATAGATACGAATCTTGATGTTGGGGTAAAACGGGTTGCGAACCACCCATAGAGCCCAGAACCCGGCCAATGTCGCGGGCGGCGTCCGGTCGCCAATGTAGAAGTCGCCAACGTGGTCGTCCCATGGCTCGTCCATCATGGATATGGTCACGCCAGCGCGGGTGCCAAGCGGGCTTTCGCCCTTGCGATTGGCGGCAACATTGATCCGGCTGGACGTGGTGGACACGCTGCGCAGCATGGGCAGGCAGTTCGTGGCGATGTTGTCCGTGTCCGTCTCTTCATAGGTCAGGCGCAGAACGTCTTGCGGGCGGCAGAACCGCCACTTTATAGACCCGGTGCCATCGTAGTTCGTCTTTGCGCCGCTGCTGTCTGTGCATGTCCAGAAGCCGTTGTAGCACTTCGGCGTACCTGTGGCGGTACAGGGGGAGACCCCGAATCGGTTCACGCACCGGGGCTGCTCGATCTCAACGATCTGGACCGTCTCGCGGCCATATGTCATTTCATCAGCCAAAGTCTTGCCTATACGCCATCAAGTTCAAATTCACGGTGCCGGACAGCCTGCGGTTAGGTGTCTCCCGGCTCATCATCACGGTTTCAGAGGACCACGCAAAGGCAACCTCGTCGGGATAATACGCGGGCCGGGTCGCGATGAAGAAAAGAGACTGCCCCTTGTTTGCGTATGCCTTGAAGGCCTTGAACCCTGCACGTCTCCAGTCCTCTGGCAGGTTGTTGACTGTCACCTGAAAAGATAGACCGTCACTGGTGAGCGTCCGCCCCAGCATGACGCCTGTGTCGCTGCTGTTGTTGGTGAAAGACAGGTTGTCGCCCTCGGTGATTGGCGTTCCGGTCCAAACGGCCTTGCGGGGCCACTCATCTACCGCGCCCGCGCCGATCACGCCGATTGTGGGGGCAGCGTCTGCGGTCACAATGGTCACGCGAATGGCGCTCATTTCAATTGCACCGAACAGGAATAGAATGGGGTCATTATCAGCCGGCTCATGGTCTCCGCCAAAGTCAATCTCGGTCCACGATCCTGCGCCCAGCTTGTACTCCACCTTGACGGTTGCGGCCTGTGCTGCCAGGTTGTGCGCCGCGATGCCAAGATAGCTGACCTCAGCATCTGCATCCAATGTGAGCGTCCACGTCGCAGGCACCGCAGTCGGTTGCCAGAAGTTGTCAAGCCTCACACTGTTCGCAAAGGAGGCAGAGAAGCCCGCCGCCTCGGTGGTTGCGGTCGCGGTCCCGGCCTCTCGGTCCCAGCACAGGCGGGGGTGCTCAAGGTCATAGTTGATGCCAAAGAACTCTTCCTGAACCACAACAGTCATCGCGCCAAGATCCCCTCAATTCGTCCGCCATCTCGGATAGCGTCGTTGATCTGCTCGATCAGTGCAATGCCGCCCGATCTGCTGAACGTATCGCCTTGGAAGTCAATCACGATATTCTGTCCGGGGGGTTGCGGGGCTGGTGCTGCCGATGCGCCAGTCGCGCCTGCGCCACCGCCTCCCGCTCCGCTATCCGACACGCTTTTGATGTTTGCCACCTGCGCCAGGCCGGATGCCAGAGTCGATGCAGCCAGAGCGGTACGCAAGAACGGCTGACCGATCAGCGACGGGTCCGCCAGTACCTCAGTATAGGCGCGGTAGCTGTTGATAAGACCCTGAGCCACAGAGAACGCCTTGCCTATCTTTAGAAGTTTGCCGCTGCCAGACTGGAACGCGGTTGCGAGATTCCCAAACAAGGTGCTGTAGCTGCCCAGAGTTTGGGATTGCTCTTGCTGCTGTAGGGATTGCAGTCGGTTAAGATATTCCTCTTGAAGTCTCAGCTTGGCCTCATTGTGACCACCGAGAATTTCAAGCTCCTGCTCGTTGGCCTGCACAAGCAAGTCCATGCTTTCGGTGCGCCATGCCTCTAGGGTCTCGCGCTCTGTTTGCAGGCTTTCCAGCAGGGTATCAATGCGTTCGCGACTTTCTTCACCCCCACCACCTGCACCACCACGGGTCGCGGAGGGAATAAATTCGCCGCCCATTCCGGCCAAAATTACCCCGGTCGCGTCCATGCCAAATTGGCGCGGATCACCACCACGGCCTCCCCCGCGCCGCGTTGCCGAGCCGACAATCTGAGCGCGCGCCTTAGCCGCCTCAAATAGGTTATTGGCCAAGTCTGCCGCAGCATTGGCGGCTTGCCTCACTGGCCCCTCAAGAGATCCTGCGACCTCGGCAGTGCTTTGCATAGCGCGCAATACGCCCTGCATCGCCTCATTCAGGGCGGTTGCCGACGCGCTCTCACGCTTGGTCGCGTCAAGGCGCAACTCAACCAACTCAAGGGCGCGGGCAATTTTGGTTAGAAGCTCGTCCTCCTCAGCAGTGATGCCCCCGGTCTCATTGGCAAGCGCTGTTGCTTGCCCGATCATTGTGCGGAGAATGCGAGATTGTGCCTCAAGATCGCCCTTTGAGTTCTCAAGCTCAATCTGAGACAGGGCAAAAGCCTCTGTCATTTCCCGCGCCCGGTCCCTCGCATTTATTGCAGCGCGGCCAACCGCCAGACCCGTGTTGACGTCAAACAAGGCCGCAAGAGCCGCAGTTTCTCCGCGAATACTCTCTGCGCCTTGCCCTGCCTCGCGACCAAACAAGGCGACTAGATCAACCGCCTCTTGAATGCGATTAAGCGCCTCGCGCCCGGCGATACCCTCAATGGCCTCGGCAAAGGCAACGGCTCCTGGCGTTACCTCAAAGAACCTCTCCCCAAGAGCGCCCGTAGATAGATCGGCTTGCTTTACAGCGTCATTGTAGGCATCAAGTGCTGCCGATGCGCGGTTAATAACGTCCTTATAGTCCTCTGCCTTGTCCTCTCCAGACGCAAAGGCTGAGAAAAGAGCGGGCATAGCAACGCCAGCAAGCGCGCCAACAATCGTGCCAACCGTGCCAAATGCTAGACCAATATCCGCAGCCTGAACCGCGAGTGCTTGCACCACATTGCCGGTTGCCGTTGTTTGCTGCGCTACCTGCGATAGCTGTTGCGTAAGCATGCGGCTGCGGTTGCTTGCGAGAAAAGCGCTTGCTCCGGTGCGGTCAAATGCACCCGCCAAGCCGCGCGAAGACGCCTGAGCAGACTTAGAGGAGGCGGCCAGCCCATCAACGGCACCGTCAACCTTCTTAATTCCCGCAACCGCCCGATCTACATCGGCGGAAACCACGACCTTCACTGGAATGTCAGCCATTTGCCACTTGCTCCTTCTGAACCCTCAGATTGTGCGCGTCCATCATCTTGCGGAGCCTCTTAGCGTCTTTTCCCGTGATGCCCTTTGGCTTGTGCCGCGTGGCCTGTTCAGCCTTTTCCGAAACCAAATACCAAAAGTGCCGGGGCCGCATGTTCCAGAACTCAGATGGGGCGATTCCCATGTGCAGAACGGCGGTCTGATAAAGCCCCTTTACGAAGCGGCCTTCTTTCCGTTTCCCGGCTCCTTATCCCCCTCCGAAGGCTCCGCGCCATCCATAAGGATGTTGACAAGCCCAGCAAGCGCTTCCTGCGCCTTCGCAACACCGTTCGCGGCGTTCCCCGTCAAGGATTGCCGAAACTCCCTGTGCATCTTCTGCGCATCGACAGGAGCGCCCGCCTCACGCAGAAGCGCGGCATAAGCCGACGCCAGCTTGGCAAATCTGATCTTTCGGCTGTCCTGCATCATCTCAGCCATCTCGCCAAGTGTCAGAACATCCTCGATTGCATCGCAGACGGTGAACACCTCATTTTCATTAATGGTGTATTCTTTACCGTCGTACTCTAAGCCGATAACTTTGGGCATTTTTGATCCTTACACGGCTGCGGTATAGGTCCACTCACCAGACGATTGCAGAGTGACCTCGTAGGTCTCTTCATTGTCATGGTTGCCCGCGCTGGTGTTGCTGGCGAGATAGAAATCCCCCGACAAGGTTGCCCCGTCGCCCCACGCCAGTGTGATATCGGTCAGAAGCTTTGTGGTTCCGGTGCCGCCAAGGGAGATTGCGCGCAAGGTGTCATCTTCCCATACGCCGCTTGCGGTGATGTCGATGCTTTCGACACCAGAGAAACTGGCCAGGGTGCGATACCCGCTGTCGCCCTTGCTGGTGATGTCAATTGGTGACCCATCATGCGCAATGGATGTTTCGCGAAGGCCGGCAATAGCCACCGCGTTCTTTAGTACGAGTAGGTCGCGACCTGATTGTGCAGCCATGATGGCCTCCTATGCAAGTTTGCAATCACCATACCACCAACTAGCAAAGTTGCAAAGTGTCACTCTGCAAAGCGGTAGGTGATCCGATATGTGCCGATCTGATGTGACGTGACTCCATCCGGGTCATCGAACTCGGCAGAACTGTCAAACCGGCAATCAATGACGTTCACGCCCGCCACGGCCAAGGCGTCATACTTTTGGAGCGCGTCATACACATCGTCAGCAATCGCGCGCCACGTAAGGGCGGACTGAGACCGTGACCAAATGTGAACATCGAACAGAGCCTGCGCCCCGTTGTCCGTCTTTGAATCATCTGGCGTCACTGCCACAGGGCCAAGCGTGATGTAAGGAAACGCGCTGTCATCCTCGCTCTCTGGAGACTGCGGCACACTGGTGTAGATCCCGGTCACTACATCGGTTATTGCGGTCACGCTGTTAAGGCGTGTGTACACTGCCTGCTGTACGGCTGCGATCTTCATTGCGTGGCTCTCCTTACTGCGGCCTCAAGGCGCTTTACGAACTTGGCGCGCATGGCCTCAACTGCGGGGCGGAAATAAGGGCGCGCTGCCATCCGGCTCGTGCCGTACTCCAGCCAAAGGGCATAGACAAGGCGACTGCCAACAGTTGCCGTGAGCGGCCCCTGAGTGTCGAAGAATATACTACCAGTAAGCCTGCCGGTGTCTGATGCAGGCGACTCGCCTGGGGCTGATGCTTGGTGCGGACCACCTGGTCTCGGCCCCATCGGCACAACGCGACCATTGATCGTGCGAAATATGGTATCGTAAACTGCGCCCGTTTTCGGCCCGCGCTGAATACGCTTCTTCACATCGCCCTGAAGCTCAAGCGCTGTTCCGGTCACAGCCTTGCCCACCTCGGCCTCCAGCTTAGGCCCCATGGCCTTGAGCGCCGCCTGTAGCTCCTTTCCGCCGCTGAGAGTAATCGTCACCATGCTAGATCGCCACCCCCAAGCGCGCCTTGATCTCCAGCCAGCGGTCGTTCATCTCAACATTGTTCGGCGGGTCAAGGTTATACTCTCGCCCCCGGATCACCGCCCGCATGGTCTCGTTGATCGCATCGGAGTAGCGGACAACGATCATATGCGTTGACCGCCCCTCTGTACGCTGTGAGGCCCATTGCTCGCCGCTGGATAGCTGCCGGACATAGGCACGGGTAGGCGCTCCTGTGACAGCCTCCCAAGATTCGGTATAGCCACCAGCCCCGTCGGGTGTGCGGGCGCGCTCCTGGAAGGTTATCGCCTCTCGGAGCATGGTTGCCCTGTACTTATCGCAACATGCCGCCATTTATCCACCCCACGGCAATTCGTCCATACGCCGATATGGCGCTAGGAGCTTGTGAAAGTCATCATTAGCCCCGGCGCAGCCATCGTAGGCCTGCGTTACGTAGCCGCGAATAGCCTCGAGGATCGGGGCTGGGATGTTGCCGTTTCCATAGCCTGCGTCGTATGTAACTTGGACAGCGTTTGTATCCCTGAGATTTACCGGCCACGTTTCCCCCTCGTTTAGCGTGATGCGCCCAGATTGCAGATCCACGATATACTTGGCGCTATCGAATGTGCTGGATGTGTTGTCGCGGTCATAGGTCACAACGCTGGTGACGCTCTGAATAACCGGGAACGGGATGTCGAAGCTTGCGCCGCCTCCAAGGATATACGGCACAGACATTTGATGAACGCCAGCACCCAAGGTCATCAGGCGCTCATCGCCATCAGGCTCAGTGAACCCATCAGCGGTAAAAACAAAGGTCTCGGTCAGGATCGCCCGCCGGGTGTACTCCTTAACCATCTCTGTCGCCGTGGCGATGTATGCCGTGATGATGTCGTCATCTGCGGACCCATCAACGCGCAGAAACGTCTTCATGTCGGCAAGCGAGATTGCAGGGCTGTCATTTGACGCCGTGACCTTGATGCTTTTTCGGTTGAACCTCATTTGCGGCCCTTCCTTTTGCGTTGCGGTGCGCCGGTCCGCATTTTGTTCTCTGGCGCAGGCCCATCATTTTTAGCCTCCGAGATCTCGCAAGCGCCCTCATCAATCAGGATGCGCAGCGTGTCATCGCCAACCGTCTTGACGTCTCCTGCTTTCCACAACTCCACGCGCAGACCATCCGGGCTGATGCGGAACGGCTTTAGGATCTTCACTGTGTTCATGGCTGGCTCATCCTCTGGATTAGAAGTGCCTTGTCGTATATGTCGCAATTGACGTTTGGCGTGACGTAGAACTTGCCACCATTGGCAAGGAATGTATCAAGCGCGAAGGTCGGGATAGAAAACGAGAACCTAGACGGATCGTTTTTGATCATCGGCACGGTGAATTGAAAGATCACACCGACTGGGGCGCCAATGTCCAGCTCGATTTCAAGATAGTTGCCGGAAGCGCCGGTTTCCGGGTCCGCGATGAAGCTAGGGCGCAGCAGGTAGGTTTCCCCCGACGCCTGCACAAAGAAGGTGTCACCACTCCATGCGTCTACTGGCAATCCGTCACGATATTCATAATTGGTGGTTGGTCCAAGGGCGTCCAGCGTAAGCAGAGTGCGCACACCGCTGGATACCGCTTGCGGGCTTCCCTGCGTATGCTCACTGTCGGATATGTTGATCCACCCGCGCCCATCTGCCTGCCTCAGTTGACGCAAGGTCGCCTTGTACGCAACCCCGCCTGACACAACAATTGCCTCATCTGTGGCAAGAGGTGTCCCCTTGTACGGCGGGAACCAATCCCAATCGTTTGCAATTTCGTGGTTTTCGCTCATAGCGGACCCTCAAACAAAGACAGGGCGAGTATAACACCCGCCCCGCCCAATGTCATTGCCGTGTTTGCGCTTAGGTCGCGGCGATAGCGGCCTGCACGGTGGCGGTTGCCATGATCGCGCCTTTGTCCTTGCGGGCATGTACGGACACAGCGGCGTCGGTGCCAGCGGTGCCGGTCGCCACAATACGCACGTAGCGCTTTTCTCCGCGATAGCCGATGGACCCCACCAGCGTGTCGTCGTCATCATCGCTGGTCACGGTCAGCGCGCTCTCCAGGCCGATCAGGTCTGCGTCGGCAACGGCGGTAAAGTCGCCATCCGCCGTGGTGTCGCTCTCCTGGACCTCGAAGGCAAAGCCAGAGGCTGTGCCCGCGTCGGTTACGGTGCCTGTCGATACGGTGAAGGTCAGGGCTTCCCAACCTTGCATGTCGATCAAGCCGCCTGCGCTTGGCGTGGTGCCGGACAGCGTGGCAGAGAGTGCCATCGCATATTCGGCGGGGTTGCGCATGTCGAATTTAGCCATTTGATATACCTCCTATGGCTTACGCGGCAACTTTGCCGATTTTGTACGCATCGTAAGACGTGACGTCGCCGCCGGTGCGCTTGGTGGTGTAGTAGCTGATGAAACCGTGCGAAGAATACGGGTCACGCAGGACAATGATGCCCTCGCGGTCGTAGATGGTATAGCCCTCAGACCAGTTGCCATATGCCACAGACAGAGCATTCGCGGCAACTGTAGGCATGTCAGCCATAAAGGTGACAGGCTTGCCCAGGAGGCGAAGATCAAACTGCCCATCACGCAGGAGAACCGGCGAGAAAAAGTAGTTGTCGCTGCCCTTGAGCTGCAGAGCCTTGGTAAAGGTCGTGCGATGCATCAGCCAGCTTGCGCCCATCTGATAGTCCTCAATCAGAGAACCTTGCACATTCATGAGGCCATCAGCGGTCAACGCAGCCGCAGCGCCCATGTTGACCTGTTCGACCTTGCCACGCTCGTAGGTATCAGCGACAGCCCAAGCGTCATAGGTCAGGATGCCCCGTGCCCGGTTGACGCCATTGCCCAAAACAAAGTCGGTATTTTCCATCCGAGAGATCTTGCGGGACACCTTGCCGGACAGCCAGCTCTCCACGTCGAAGTAGGAATCTTCTACCATTTCGGGGGTCAGCTTGGGGGTGGCATCGTACTTGTGAGCCGCGATCACCTTGACGCCGACCTCAGGGGTATCGGTCTCGCCAGAAGACGCACCTTCACCCACGCGATTAGCCGCAGCCTCATCGTCATCAATCAAAAGCTCGATTGACTTCGCGCCGCCACGGATCACGTCTGCAACCTGCCGCATAGGCGAGGTTTCAAACACGCGGCCAACGGTCTTGTTGACGAACTCTGGGCGCACCAGATAGCCGCCATCAGGCGCGACATCTGTGGACATGGATTTCAGCTCGATGCCGAATTTCACGTCGCCACGGTCTGTGCCGTCCAGAGCAACGCCCTTGGACAGGAAGTCGCGGAACTGTGCCGCAGATTTGGCCTCGGCTTCTTCGCCCTGATCCCCGCCTGGGCGGTTCATCGCGGCTTCAAGCTTGGCCTGCGCGGCCTTGATGCTTTCCATGTTTGCAACAATTTCGCCAGACATCTTGTCCCATTTGTCTTGGGTCAGAACGTCCTTTTGTCCAGCCTTAAGGCCATCCACTTCTTCACGCAGGGCGACGAGGGGCTTGTTGATACCCTCGACCATCTGCTTGATTTCTGCAAAGTCGCTCATTTTGGAGCCTCCATCTTTTGCAAAGTTTCTGTTAGCAGTGCTTTGAGTTCGTCAACCTCGCGTTGATCGGTCTCGGGTGGCAGGGCGTCTGCATCGCGCAGAACATTCTTGCGGCCCTCCAGCGCTCCAGCGGCCATGGCCTTTGCCATCGTGCCGGATACGTTGATTTCTTTCAGCGACTTTTCAAGGTGCCGCTTGATTTCAGCCTCGCTCATGTCTTCGACAGACTTCATGGCGTAGATGTTGGCCAGCTCATTCATGGGGAACGTCACGACACTGGTTTCCCAAAGGTCCAGCTTGGTGAGCTTGCGGGTGCCTTCGTCAACGTCCATTTCATAGTCGCGGGTGCGATAGCCGATGCTAAGGCCTTCGATGGCCCCCATCTTCACCAGCGCAGCAACCTCTGCGCCCTTGGCCGCTTTCTTGGAAATCCGCCCCTTCATATACAGGCCGTTTTCGTCCTCGCGCATTTCGTCCCATGCGCCGATTGGCTGAGACGGGTCGTGCTGCCACAGCATCTTTGGCTTGCGACCAGAGGCGATGCACTCCTTGAACGCTCCAGGCATCACGATATCGCCGCCATTGTCCTTGACGCCAAAAACGGATCCATACCCGCTGACGGTCAGGAACTCGTCGCTTTCGCCATCCTCATCGGCCTTTATCTCAAGGGTCGCATACTTGATTTCAAGATCGACCATCGCGTCCTTTTGGCCCCAAACGTGTTTTGGCATTACAAGCCCCACTTTGCAAAGTTTGCAGGAGTATAGCACGCATATGCAAAGTTGCAAAGTTAGTCGTCATCCAGGCCAACAACTGTGTGAGCTACGGCGCACCTGCAATTGATGCTCGCCGCAGCGGGCAAAGTGGGGTCGCCTGGGAACTGGCACAGAACGTCAGGCCCCTTGATCCATGGCATGTGAAACAGTTCATCTATGCCAACTGTCTGCCCGTCCATGGACCGATGATCGAACTCATCAACAACGCCATCGCCCTCGCCAAAGTCGCGGGTTCGGTGGTCCTCTACGGACACCCATTGCTTCCGAAGATCAAGCCCGGTCTGCTTGGCGGTCTCGTTTGCCCCATAGTTTGCTGCACCGTGTAGCTCCGTCCTGGCGATCAGCGCACCGCGCCACCGGGATATGCCGGGAATGCGTTCCTCAATCAGCGCCGCGATTGCACCCACCCCAAGACCGTCACGTTGCCCTTTCTCGATCTGGGCAATGATCTGGTTGCGCGTGGTCTCAGCAACGGAAGTGATCCGGCGGCGCATGCTCTCGAAGTTGATGTAGTTCAGGGCTAGGCTGTGGAAGAACTCGGCAAAGCTGAACTCTTTGGTTTCCAGATCTAGGCCAAGCGCCTTGCCTTGCACAGTCATCCTGCGCCCAAACGTGCGAATAGCCATCTCTGCCATGTCGAGATATAGCGCGCGAATAGACCGCATGTGCGCGTCATCGTCCATCGGCGCGAATCCAAGCTCACGGTATGCAGATAGGATGCGGTCAGACTGCGCCGATATCTCTGACGTGATATGGCGACGGAACCGGCCCTCCATGACCGCAAGCAATCGGCGCTGTATCTGCGCCTCTCGCTCCCGGCTGTGGCTGATGAATGCTGGCTTGCGTGGCATGCGTCTACAGGGTCACTTCAATCTGAATGGTTATTTCGAAATAACCTCCAGGGTTAGTTGCCCTGATGACAAGGTTTGTCAGCGCCAAAACCGCCAGAGTGCTTACCGTGACAATGCCAGTCGCCGCATTGATAACGCACCCCAAAGGCGGCGATATCAGAGAATAAACGATCTGGACGCCAGAGAACCAAGGGGAACAGTCAAAGGTGGTTTCTCCTCCGCCCTCACCCGTTGATAACGACTGGTCCTCTGGTGACGTGCCAGAAGCGGTAGGCGCTGGCGGAATCACGGCCGTGGAGCACTTCCTGAGAGGCGATATAATGCCGCAAAGAGGTTGCGAAATTTTACGCATGGGAAACAAACACCCCCACCGACTCATCGCACAGCGCCCAAAGTCGGGCCACGCCAGACAGGCCGGGGAACAGGTCGGCCAGATCCGTGTTGCACTCGCCTTGGCCGGGGCTGTACCGGATTGACCCAATAGCATCGGTCGGCTGCGTTGCATCCGTGGTTCCTTTGACCAGCATATAATACGCTCCAGTGTTCTGGAATGTCGCGCTGGTGGCGTCTGCGTTTGTAAGCTGCGTCCAAACGCCTGATTCAAGTGTGACTGTCGTATTCTGGGCCATGTGTTCACCTCATTCATTTGAAGGTAGATTTGGTTTGCCTTAACTTACTTGCGTTCAAACCCAGCTCCGTACACAAGCGCCTTTACATCATCCAAAGGTAGCTCGTTTGTGGGGTCTGCTTTAAGCGCGCCCTTGGGAGTTTCCTCATACCCGATCAGGATGCGGCTCTCTTCAAGCGTCAGGATGCCTGCGGTGTACATGCGCTCGGCACGGTCAAACATCTTTTGACGCAGCCCCTCAAGGGCCGGGATGCTGTCCATATCAAGGCGCAACTCATACCCATCGAGGTTAAACATCGGGAAGAGCCAGCGAGACAATGCGCCCAGAAAATCTTGCATCAGGGGGATAACCGTATCGGTGTACAGCCGCTCCTTGGCCTGCTCCAGGTTGTTGAACGTGCTGGCATCATTGTCTACCAGAGGCAGGGGCACGCCATAGGCGCTGGCGATCTGCTTTGCCATGCTTGCCATGGTGGCGCTGAAGTCCATGTCACGCGCGGTCTGGCTCAATTGCACCCACTCGGCATCGTCTGCCAGCATGGGAACCTCGCCAGCGTTCTCACTGCCCTGGATCTGCTTCTTGAAGTACTCGCGCATCTTCTGGATCATGTCGCCGGATGGGTATGACCCCTTGAACCGGATCAGCCCGCTAGGCTTGGCGCTATTGCGGAGAAGGTTGAAGTTCCACTTGCCGCCTGCGTTGTGCGTGTCAGCCGCTAGGGACGCCGCCATGAGGGGCGACTGCCCGCGCCAGTAGTCCGCCGGGTTGTACAGCTTGGAATAGAAGCACGGCCCCAGCCCAGTCATCGGGTCTACCGCATACGGGCGCTTGCTGTTGCCAGCTTCGTGGATATACGCCTGTGCAATGCCGCCGCGCCCAGGCTGCACCAGCATGTCAACCGGGTTCAGCGGCCACATCTCAACGGGCCTGCCCGCCTCTGGCGATGCAACGCAAAACTGCTCACCGATCAGCAGGCGGTTTACCAGCATTTCGGTCAGCCATTCACGATAGGACATGGTAGGCGTTGGATTGGCCAAAAGATCAAGAACAGGGTGTTTTTCCACCAGCGTTTCGCCGTTGTATAGCTCCACCTTGATAGACGTTGCTGCGGTGACGATCTCCTTGATGGACCGATACACCAGAACGTTCATCTGATAGCCTTCGCGGATGTAGTCGCGCGGCTTTGACCACCTCGCCCACCCTACGGCCTGATTGACAAAGAACGCCGCGCCGCTTGGGTGTTCCTTGGTTTCGAGTTGGTTTCGCTTAGAGAAAGGCCACGCCATCAAAGAACCCCAAAGACTGCGCCAGTTGACGGTTTGACATACGTAAAGTAGAGCGCATCAATCATAACGTCCGTCTGGTCATCGTGCTTGTGTGTATCGTCATGAGTGAAGGCCGCGACCTCACTCACAAATTCAAAGTTATCGCCGTCAGCATACGGCAAAGCAACACGTTTGGCTATATGGTGCGGCTGCACGTCCATTGCGCGGGTCAGCTTGTCTTTATCGCGCGGTACGGCAGTGATTTCTATAGGCAACCTGCGCCTAACCTCCTGGATCAGACCGGTGCCGCTGGACTTGTCCTCCACATATGCAGTGCGAAGGGTTCCCCACCTGTTTCCGTTGCGACCATATGCCGATTTCACAAAGGTCTCGAACTCTCGCCGCAGAACATCAGCAGTCATCCGGTCTCGGCTCATGCTCAGCCGGTGAATGTGGGTATCTGTTACCCCCCATTCGGCAAATACGGTCCAGTCGTTCCATTCATTGGTTTTCTGCGCTGTGTCCACCGTAATGAATCGGTAATTGTATACTTCAGGCTCTGGCATATCCGCGCCCTGGTCCACGTCACCGAAATATACGAAGTCGTCAGCCTGGAAAATGCCGCCCTCCAGCGTGTCAGGTGCCTGCATGTATTGGCTGAGAAAGGTGTACGGGTGCGCGTCACGCAGCGCCAACAGGTCCGCTAGGCTCTCCTTGGCTGGCCAATAGCTCCACTTGCCATCAACGCTGTCGTGCTGGCACACATCCCGGATGCAGCGCTCCTTGATGCCGGGGGGCAGCTTGTCGATATACTCCTTGTCGATCAGTGCCGGAATCTCGATGTGCAGATCCACCTTGAGACCCATGCCGCCGGAGAGGATAAACGCGCTGCTGTCGTCCATGTGCAAGCGCTGCTGGATGAACGTGAACGGCGTGTCGTGCTGCGCCCTACGGCTGCGTAGAGTGTTGACTAGGCGGGTGTGCGACCGGTTGCGCTTGGGGTCGCTGAACATGTCATCGGGCTTGTCCCAGTCATCGGCAGAGACATAGCCGGAGAAACCGTCCCCCATGTATCCGCCGCGCGCCCCGGTGATCTGCCCGCCATTGGACCGGCTGAATAGCTGGTGCGCCCGCTTGCCGTTCTTCTCAACCGTCCAGTTGTCGACCTTGTCCTTGGCGATCTGGAATTGGTACATCTCTTGGAACTCAGAGGATCGGACTAGCTCACGGCTGCGACCGCTGTTTTCGTCCACCAGATCCTTGGAATAGCTGCCGTTGAGGATACGCACCTTGGGGAACTTCACCATGGCATAGACAGGCAGGTGAATGCTCCAGAACTCGGTCTTGGTCGCGCCGGGGGCGACGTTGATAACGATGCAACGCGCCTCGCCAGATAGCAGCTTGTTTGCCGCCCATGCGTAATAGTGGTGGTGCCAGTTGGCGCGGAAGCTCTCGCCCTGTGTTACGTTGAACCAGCACGACGTAAACGACAGCGGGTTTTGTTCCGCTGCCGCTGCTAGGGCTAGTCTCTCTGGCTGGGATAGCCCGTCCCACTCGATGGGGGGAAGGGGCATCAGTCCAAAACCCAGCGTTCGCCCATTAGGTAGTATGTGCAATTTCCCACAACGTCATATATCTGCACCATATCATCCTCGGATGAAGCCTTAACTCCGATCCTCTTTGCGTTGCACATGGTGCTTGCAACCCCGTAAAGGTCATCGATTCCCCCAAGCTGGTCGTGACTTCTGTATGCGAAAACCAAAAACATCAGTCTGTCAGCTTATCCACGAGGGCAGAGACAACGGCCTCTGTCACCTCTGACGGTGCCTTTGGCGTCATGGTGCCTTTCTCAGATTCGTGGTTGACGTCGTGGCGGTCTTTCCAGTCCTCCTTGAAGCGGTTCTTCATGTTGAAAATGAAGCTTGTCGGGTTGAAACCTTCGACTTCCCCAATGGTTGCCTGTCGGCCCAAACGCTCCCACCAACCCTTGGAATTCTGCTCTGCCCTTTTTACGGCCTTGGAAAATTCTTCATGCTTTTCCTGCCATGCGAGGAACGTGGTGTAGTCAATATCCAACTCAAGAGCCATCTCAGCCTTGGATGCGCCATACTTGCCCATTGCGACAACCTGCTCGCAAATGGATGGATCGTACTTTGTAGGACGCCCTGCTGGCATGCTCTACCGCCCCTCCGACAGGATGAATCCTGCCACGCATACGAGTGCGGTAATGGCTGCGAAGGTGCTGAGAAATGTTAGCATCACTCCTCCTCCGTCATAAACATGGCGATAGCCACGCCGATTGGCCCGAGTAGAAGGCCGAAGAGTGCGGCGATTCTTGCCTTGCTCGGCGCTCGGTCGTTGGCAATGCAGTAGGCAGCTACTGCGCAGGCGGTCCAGATCAATATTGCGAGGCCCATGAGGCGTCTCCTCTTTGTGTTACATCATACCCTTGCGCGGTGCGCTGGGCAAGGTCTGTTGATTGACGGGCCACGCCGGAGAAAGGACTGAGCGCCTTACCGTCTGCGGTGATAGGGGCCAATGCTCCCCGGCTCTGAACCGCCTTGCCGCCCGATTTAGCCCATCGGGTCAGGGCGTCTCGTGCTATGAAAGCAGGCCGATGAACCAAATGCTTGCCGCGTAAAAAACAGCGTATTGGATTGCCAGTTCTCGCATCAGCTTGTCCCTGCGCGCCTGCCTTACCTCGTTATCTGCGAGCATGATCAACATGCTGTCAAGCGTATCGGCAACGTCTGTCTCGCGCTCTAGTATCTTCACAAGAGCCAGTGCCTCATCTCTGCTTAGAGATAGGTCCACCGTCTCGCATATCGCGGCGCGAACGCGGATCTTCTCGGATAGCGTCAAGTCACTCATTCCCTGCCCTCCTGCTTGTTGGCCTCTAGGGCAGCGATGGCCGTTGTAAGCCATTCGGGGTATGGACCCGATATGCCAAGCCTCCGCCTTGATATTGGCGTGTTCACATACCCCAACATGTTTTCAAGCGCCTCCCTAAGCGCCCTGTTCTGCTCTTGTAGGGCGGTCACGGTGTCGTCGTGGTGTACGTATCTAGCCCTGTATGAAACCTTAATGTAAGGTGACTTGGTGAAACGTCCCGGCACGTGTTTACTTTCAGTTCCGTGATTGCATTGGTCTTCAATTGCCTCATTCGCGGTGTCATGGGTTTCCAAAATAGTTTCAGGCCCAGTGTGTTCCCAATACTGACCTACTGGATACGACACTACATCCCAAACAATGCGCGCCATAGAATTGCACTTTGGGCAGCGTGTCACTTTCGGTGCTTCACTCATCGCCCATCTCCTCCTGTGCGAGGGCACGGAGGGCGGGAAGGCACTCTTCAATTGCCTGCCGCGACACCAGTACCATGACCCCATCCATGTCTCCCTGGCTGTAACTTGCCAATGCCTTCACAGCACTAGGAAGCACCTTCGCCGCCTCCTGCACGGATACTGCGCGCGGGGCCGTTGCGATTGCCTCGCCGCGCTGATGCAGCATCATGGCGAAGTTTGCGACGTCCACAGGGTCGCCCTTGTCAACGTGCCCGATCAAAAGGTCGGACAGGAATTGCTGGCTGCATTGGGTCTTATCGTCCCAGCCTCCGCGACCGTCTTCGCGCTTGACCGAGAGTTTGGACTTCATCGCGGCTGCAAAACGATCAACGGCTTCGTCGTCAGGGTGGCGCGGGGCTGGCTCGGGCTTGAGGGCGCGGATGGCCCTCTCAACCCGTTCAAGCATGGCCTCCTGATCTGTCCCTTCGTCAAACGGGAAATCCAGTATTTCCGACTCCGCCCGATCCCAAGCATCCCCCAGCGCCGCATTCCGCGCCTCTGCCAGTTGCGCTTGCAGGGCGTCATACTCCGCCCACGCATCGCAGCAGGGGCAGCCAGGCTCTGTATCGGGGCAGCGCTCGCCCCAGTGCTCAGTCAAGGCCTGCTCAATCGCGCTGGTGTTGGTGGTGTCAGTCATTGTCTGTTTCTCCGTTTCGCAATATCCGCTCGATCTTCTCAAGCTGCTCTGGTGTGGCTCCCTTGACTGCCTCCGATAGGGATAGGCGACGGTCTGCTAGGGATAGGCTGCGTTGTGCTGGTGTCATGGCTAAAAGGGAATTTCTGATTCGCCCAAATCACCTGCCCCGCCGTAACCGCCTGAATTGGCGCTGCCGCCAGATCCATACCCGCTGTCCTGCTGGCCACCGTAACCTCCGCCGGAGTCGTTGCTCTTCTGCCCGCCGCCCATAGGCGTAAAGTCGGATGCGTTGACTGTCAGATAGGTCTTGCCGTTGTGTTCTCGCGTTCCCAGATCCCCAGTGACAGTGATCTTTGCGCCCTTGTTCAGGAACTGCATGGCTGATTCACCGCGCCGACCCCAAATCGAGCAATCGAAATAGTGAACTGTCTTTTCCTTGTTTGCGTATCCGTTCACAGCGACTGAGAAGCTGGCGACCTTGTTGCCGCCTGCCTCGCGCAATTCTCCGTCGCGTGTGATGTTTCCTGAAATGGTGATATTTTTCATCTTACTCACTCTCTCCGTTTTTCTCTCGATGCACCTTGAGGCCATCCGTCCCTGCGATGATGCAGATCAATGCGATGATGATCAACGCGCCACCAGCTGCTACTTGCGCCCCTACTGCGGCTATGACAACTGCCCAGAAGAGCAAGCCCAGCGCAAAGGCTATAAGCCAGATCATGCGTCACCATCCTTCGCCACCAGCGCCTCAAGGAGCGCGATTAGGAGCGCGCGGGAGGGGGTGGCTGCGTATGCGTTGAATTCGAGCGTAACAGCTCCATCCTCTGACTTCCTTACCCACATAGTTACATCACGATGATGTGCGTTCTGACCTCCGTGCCAAGTCCACCCCGGCAGCACCGCCTCATGCAGGGATAGGGCGGCGTCCATGGAGCCGTTGTATGCTTTCCACGCTATACCTTGATCTTTCATGTCAAATGCCTGCCAGTATGTCTTGACGTATGCCTCCCTGAACGGGCTGTATTCTGGCGCGTTCCCCGCCTTTACCTTCACCAGCAGGTCTTGAAGTGCTTCTTTGCGTGTCATGTCGGTCTCCTGTTTTGGCATATCCACCACTAAGCCATTTACGGCTATTCGTCAATAGCTATCTTGCCCGTGCAATCACCTATTGCTTGGGAACATGCGCGCAACGATCCGCGCTATCTCCTCCCGCTGCTCTGGGGTGCCACGGTCTGCGGCTGGCTCGTCAAGAACCTTTCGCGGCTGGTATCCGTTACCGCTTTCGATGCACATCCGGGCGGCGCGTACTGGCATCATCTCGGCGCGGCACCGGTCAACGATATCACCCTCCAGAGGGCGGCGGCGACGGTCAGGGTTGTTCTCCCCCTTCCACCATCGAACAGCGTTTGTGATGGCCCACTGGGGGAAGTCTTGCAGCGCTTCGGCCCAGTCCTCGGCCTCCATCTTGCGCACCCCCTGCGGCACGTCCTTTTCGTAGTAGGGGCTTAGAAGGGCGGCTACCCTGGCCAGCATCCATGTCCGATCCGCCGAGATCTCAAGAAACCTCGCGACGTCCTTCATCTCATCCCTCGCCGTCTCTCCCCTCTCTGGCAAGGTCAGCAAATGCCTGAGCCGTTCCAGACCCAAAGCCGCCCGATCTGGTGACAGCGCCCCGTCTGGCGTTGAAAGATCTCGCGTTGCCAAGCCATGTGCGCCAAGCTGCGTCCCAGTTTTTGAATGTTGATCCTTTTGCGAGGTGGTAGTCACGGAATCGCTCCCCTTGTTCGTTTATCTCTTGCTGTGTGAAGTCTTTGGCCAGCGCGTCTGAAATGTTCTTGTCGCTTGGAACCCAGTTTTCAGGGATTGAGGTGGCGCGTTTTGGCTTTGGCTTGACCGCTTCAACTTCGAAACCTTCCAGAAAATCTGCTTGACCCTGATCGCACCCATAAGGGTCATCTGGTTTATGATCTGGTTTACTATCTGGTATTGGTTGGCCTTTTCGGGCCGTTCCATTGGCCTTTTCGGGCCGTTCCATTGGCCCTTTTGGGCCAGTGGGGGGAACCCAATCAACAGAACACGCCGGGGAATACCAAGAGGTTTTGTCATAGTTGGCCTTGTTGTACTCACCTTTGACGATCAGGCCAGCTTTCACGAGTTTATCCAGGCAAAGGCGGATCTGCTTTTCTGTGAGATAGTCGAACTGATGTGAAAACGCTTTGCGCGAGTTGTACGTCCACCAGAGACCATCACGAAACGACTTTCCGTTGCGCATGTTATGCTCTGCCCAGAACACGATATTCTGATAAAGAACGGCTGCATTGACACCAACGCGCTTTGCGATGCTTGGTTCAAAATAGTGCATCACGCAGACCTCTTGGCCAAATAGTGCATAAACTCAGAAACTGTTTTAGCGCCCTTGGATGAGTTGCAGGAACGGCAAGCGCATGTGAGATTTTCCACCTCATCACCTCCGCCCCTCGACCTTGGAATCTTGTGATCAATGGTCAAATCGTTTTCTGACCCACAGTAAAAGCACTTCCACCCGCAGGAATCAAAGACCATTCTTCTTTTCCTTGGTATCGTCTTTTTGGACGCGACTGGATCATATCTTCCAGATTCAACCTCGAACATTGGAACATTGACCAGCCTTCCGTCTACGAGGCTAAGAAATCCAAGATTCCAAAGCTCGGAAATTAGATCTGTTGCCAGGCTCTCGTCAGACAGGTTGCACCATCTCACAATGGATGCTGTGTGAACACTTCCCGAGCAATCACCTATTGCCATCAGCGCCAAACGCAGATCGCCCGTTAGTGTCGGCTCATCAATAGCCATCATCAAACATTCAGAAGACATTTTTGCCCCTATATTCGGGCCGAGACCTCTTGCAGCAGATACCCCTATCCGCTATCCTAGTCTCAGCATTAATACTGCGAACACGATACGCCGCCACCCACGGCATTGCAAGGCCCGCTAGGTTGATCCGGCGGGCCTTTTTCATTGCCTACCCCGACATAGCGTAGGATGTGAGAATGGCTGTGGGGGTGAATAGGTCAGGCATCGCAATCGCACTTTTGGGGGTGCACTACATCCCCGTCAGCATCCACAAATTCACCAGATGGATAGCCGTGTTTGCGTATATTCCAGGCCCTCAGTGTCCTGCTGTACATGCGTAAAATAAAAGAAAACACAGAACCAACGCCAAGAGACATGCCAACCCAAACCCAAAATCCAGAAACGTACAACTCTGCAAACTCGTTAAGATCCATCATCTTTCCCCTTTCCCTCGATAATCTTGTCCACCTCCTCCGCCGTTAGGAGCTTGTCCTGTATGGCGGGGGCCGTGGCCTGGTCGGCGTAGCCGGACACATGTACGTATCCGGCCTTGTTGCGGGCACGCTTGGCCTTCTTCCAATCAGTCATTTGTGACTGCCTTGTACGTTTCGAACGCTTGTTTCGCATCGTACCAAAACCTCTCAGAAATAGGCATCAGCTTTGGCTTGTCGTTCCAGTGATCATGAATCTTGACCAATGCAGCGGTTCCAGTGACCGCCAGCACCTCAATAAAATTTGTGGTGTATGAGCGATCCCCGCAAACGAAGTCTGGCGATACGGTATAAATCCCGCCGACTTCTGGTGTCACTCCAGGGTCTGACATTAGGCGTGATTGCTCGCCATCTTTTCTTGCTTGCTCTCGGATTTTCCCAAAATCATCAGACATTTGCAATCTCCTCTGTATGTTGCCCGGTCACATTGCCATGCATGGCAACTGCTGTCAACACCTTTTCCCCACAGTTAGGGCAAGTCACCGGGTGGAGGGGTGCGCGATCCAATGGCATTTATAGCCTCCTGCGTCTCTTCTGCGGTGTACCCTCGCTCAGTCATCGCCGCGAGAACCTTTGCCACGGTTGGTATGTCAGATCGCAAGACGTTCATAAGATCTCGGGTCGCGTCAAACTCTCTACCCGTCATTCGCTCTCTCCTCTGTGCGGGTGTTCCATGCGGATCTGGCCTCATCAAATGTCTTGTGGTTCTTTCCGGTCCTCATGTTTACTGGGCATCCTGAGAGCCTATTGGAGCATCTAATTACACTGCACTCCAAGCGAGGCTCGAATACTGCATGTCCGCCACAAAACGGGCACGGCTTCAGAGCCTCACTCATCGCTCTCTCCTCTGTGCTGGTGGGTGGTGGTGACGATTGGGCCAACCGGTTCGCCATTCAGATCCATGAGGATATTTCGACCGTTCAGTGCCACCGTGTACCTGTCACCGGCAAAATATGACCCATACCAAGCCATGATGCTGGCAACAGACCCGGCATCACATTTTATTTTCACCGTCTTTGGCTTCGCATCTGCGTTGTTGAAAACTAAATCATCCATACTCTCTCCTACACTTCATCGCCATTCTCATATCCACGTTTAAACCTGTTGACACTATAGCCTAGAACGGCTATCAAGGGCAAGTCAAAACAGGAGATAATAATGCAAATCACAGCAGAAGTTGCAGGGGCTGACATCCAGATGGAGCACGCCACCATCAAGGCGGGAGCGATCAAGCACGTTGAAGAAATCCGCATCCCGCGCACCGAAAACATGGGGCTGATGATCGAGGTCGAGGGCGGCGAGGTTTGGTTCACCGATCTGCCGGAGGGTCTGGGCGAGGCGCTGGCCGTGGCCTATGGCAAGTGGAAGGACGCGCAAGATGATTGATCAGATCCGCGAAGTTATCCGCAACAGCACCCCGGCAGAGCTTGCCGTTGATACCATCGGCGCGGCCTGCGTTGCCATCATCTTTGTCGGGGCCATGCTTTCCCCTCTGGTGCTGACATGAGCGATAAGGGACAAGGAAACCACGGGGCGCGACGAATGCCCGGCCTGTCAGAAGACCAGCGAAACGCGTCGTATATCTTGGAAAAGATCATGCTTCGTCGCAACTATTCGTCACAGACCCGCGATGACATAGCTGATTGCCTAGAGGTGGTGCGGCAAGGCGGGGAGCTTGGCAAGGCGCACAAGGTCAGAGAAAGGTGACAGCCACCAGACAGCGCGCCGAGGCGATCAAGGACGCGTTTCACGGTTGTACCAGCGTTGCGGAGGTGAACGTCTGCGCCCGCGATCACGCCGCCGAGGTGACGGCCCTAGAGCGCGACCCACTGAGCAGGCCTTACGCCATCCACATCAAAAACCTTGCCGCGTACATGCGGCAGGGTTTCATCCACCACAGGGTTGACCCGCCATCCCAAGGCGGGTAATCATGCACCCATTGCGAAGATCCCATGCTGTGGTCTCGTTTTGGCAGTCCTTCGGGGCGCGGCGGCTCGCTTATGGCGGGCCGTTTGCCGTTGGGGGTGGCTCCTATTTGGATTCCATATCGTCTAAGCGGTCACGCCTATCCCTGCCGTACATCCACCCGTCAATGAAGCCGACCCACAAAGCGGCCTCATCATGGACCTTTATCGCCTCACCGTACTCAGGTGTTTCTTGGTACATTGCCCAAGCTGCACACGCCGGGTGGCTATCCGTCCTGCTTATCATATTCCCTCCTCTTCTCCTTCCTGATCCGAGCCTCTGCCCGGCTCTTTAGCCTGTCGCGAATGGCGTTGTGTTCCGCCCTGGCAACATTTCGGTTGCGCTCTGACCGCTCTAGCTCGGCCCGCTCTTTCGGGTTCAATTTATCTCGCCATGTCATAAAATCAGTATACGCTAAAAATTAGCAGTTGCAATGGGCGCTTTTCTGGCGTAGCGTATATTTGTCGGGATTGACCCGGCCACAGCAACCAAACCTAGGAGACCAAAACATGGCAATTTACGCATTCATTCTTATCGTGGGCATCATCGAAGCTGCAAGCCAGTCCGGCGCACTCTGATACCAAGCCACCACCCACCGCAATCAAGGCCCGCCGGGGTTTCCTAGCGGGCCTTTTCTGTTGTTGACTTGCCATGTGGCGCGGGTAATATGGCGGCATGAACAAACTGATCACCATAACAAGGCGAATGACGACGCGGCGTTAAGCCGTTTTTCGTGCTGGTGTAGCTCAGTTGGCAGAGCGCTTTCCTTGTAAGTAAGATGTCGTGGGTTCGAATCCTTCCACCAGCACCATTGCAGTATAGCTCAGCGGTAGAGCGCGGCGCTCATAACGCCTCTGTCCCAGGTTCGATCCCTGGTGCTGCAACCAAGCATCCGTAGCATAATTGGATAATGCAGGGGGCTTCTATCCCCAAGATTGCGGGTTCGAATCCTGCCGGGTGCTCCACCTTTCTCTTTGCCCCTCTCTCTGCATGTGATACCTTGCCGGGGCGCGGCTTTCGAATTAAGCTTCCTTGTCCGGCGCCTCTGCCATTGGTACGCGCCGGATTTCAACTATTGCGCAGTAGTGTCAAGTAACACGCTAGGCTCATAACCTGGAACTGAGGGTATCAAATCCTTCCAGCGCAACCAACTTCCCCAGCAAAGAAAAACCCGGCACAATGGCCGGGCAGTGACAGGGAGGGCACGCGTAGATCTTATTTAGCTCGCACTCGGTGCTGAACCGGTCACTGCCGCGCTCCCCCACCATAAACGAGTAAGGCCCCAGCTACAAGAGCCAGGGCCAAGATGGTGGTCTGGCTGGGGTGTCAACACCACTGGTCTGCAATAGCGTTGGCGATGCCCTTGGCGGTCTCGCTCCGCTTCTCCTGCCGATCCGGTCCTGGAGCCATGCGATGCACCCAAGACCAGCGCTTGTGCTCATCAGTGCTAGGCTTAGGCGGCGTCAACTTGTTTGTCGCCTTGAGCTTTGGAAGGCCTTGAAGGTGAAAGCCTGTCGCCTTGAACATCATCTCACCGAACCACCACGGCTGCACAAACTGAGTAGCGCGCGCCCCAACGAGCGCGGCGGCAAGCTCATGCATCACCGGGTTTTCTACAGCGACCTTCGGCGCGTTTGCCTCCATGCACAGTTTGAAGAACTTGGCACCCTCCACGCAGTTCCACACACGCTGCGTGTTCATTGGGTTTTCTGTTCCATCTTCATTGTACCGCTTTGCTCCAACATACAGGTGCTTTGCTCCGGCGTTGGTTAAGAACGTGCAGACCGGGTGAGCAATCACACCAGCCCAGCGCTTTTGCAGCAGGTCGGTAACGTCGCCTTGAATATGCGGACCAGGCGTGCGGGTTGGCATTAGGTCGCAAGACACGGCGTCAATGCCACGGGCGAGCATGGCGTCCCTGATCCTACCGGAACGCTCACAGGCTATCAGCCATGTCATGGCGTAGTCCTCACCAGCCTATCCCAGATCCTACGCCACAGAGGGCGCGAAAGAACCGCCTGGGTGGCCTTTCGCAATTCCCGCTCCGCATGGTGCATCCGGCGGGTGTCTCCGCTCTCTCTGGCCTCCCTGTAGGCGCGTAGGGCTTGGGAACGGGGGGGGGTCATTCCGATGCTCCCTTTCCAAGAACGCCCCAGCTGTCAACGCGGCGGGTAAAGCCTGATCCACAAAGGCAGCAAAGAACAAATCCCCCTACAATCCACCATCCATTTCCGCTACTATGCGTAAGCCATGATCCACCAGCGATGAAAACAATTTGCTGCACGCAAATGCATATGATGTAAGTCACCCTCAACACGTTCATGCCAGAACTCCAAGCATTTCCGCGTACATCTCAATCATGGCGCGCTCGTTTGCCATGTCATCTGGATCTTTCTTGCGCGCGGCCAGCACCTTTTTCAGCGCAGGCACATCGAATCCAGCTCCTTTCGCTTCTGACCACACATCCTTGATCGCATCGGTGCGCTCTTTCTTCTCAGCCTCCAGAACCTCGACGCGCTCTAGAATGGAACGCACTTGGCTTTCTGTCACTGCATGCACCCGGTCGCGGGTCTCGATGTCGGCGGGGGTCTCTTTCATCATTGGGTCTCTCCTCGGGCTTTCTTGTAGGCGGTAAGGGCGGCGTTGAAAGTTTCAATGTCATCCTTACCTGTATCTGCGCTTAGTCGCGCCAATGCGTCGTGTCCGTCTTTTTTGGTTTCATGCCAAAGGTATCCTTTGGACGCATCAGACGCGTAATCCAAGGCAGTCTTCAATGCCTCCGCCAGCTCATCAGCCGCTTTGACAATGAAGTCGTGGGTGTCGGCGCGGATGTATTGGGAAGACTGTACGTGCGGGAACGGGAAGTCTGCGCAGGCCATTTCAAAGGTTGGAATGTCGTGGTCATATGTCGCCCATATTTTTTCCGGTAATTCCGTCATGTCACTCACTCCTTGATCTTCTCTCTGAATCCAACGCCCCACTCCTGAAGGCACTTGCGCACGTCATCAATGGACCTGACAACGGCGACGTGATACCCTAGGCGGGCAAGTTCGGCGTGTACTTCCTTCTGCGCGGGGCTGGCGTAATTGCCCTTTGCTTTGACCTCCAGGAAGAACGCGCCAATGTTGGCAAACGGCAGGACAAGCAAGTCGGGAAAGCCGGGGATCGTGCCTTTTTTCTTTGCCTTGCCGATCTCTAGGGCGATGTTGTTCTGAACCCACCCCTTTGCCTTGCCCTTCTTGTTGATCTCGTTCTTGCAGTGATAGACCATCGCGTCAGGCATCACCACTCTAAGCCAATCCACGATAGCCTGATGCACTGGCCCCTCTCTGTCTACACGACGCCCCATCGCTTCTATCTCCTCTCGTTATGACCTCCACAGCATAGCACGGCCTTTTCTTTCCGTCCACATAAAAAAGACCGTTTCGGCTATTTACGTGCCGCAAATGGCTTGCTATAAAGGGGCGTCAAAACGAGAAAGGACACGATATGAGCGATGATGACCGCGTAGAGGATGGCGGCAATACCAGCGCGCCGACTGGCCTCGATCTTATGCGAGCGCCATTTCAGCCGAACCAGATTTCAAAGCTGCCAAAGCCGACCCGCAAGCAAACAGATGAAGTGAGGGCAAATTTCAAAGCCGGTATCCGCTGCAAGATCTGCGGCGGCTGGCACCATAAAGACGTGGTGCACCTTGACTACGTTGGCCATGCGGCACTGACTGACAGGCTTCTAGAGTGTGATCGGCTATGGAACTGGGAGCCTGTTGCATTTGATGACCGGGGCCAGCCAATGCTTGACCAGAGCGGCGGCATGTGGATCAGGCTGACCGTATGCGGACAGACGCGGCTTGGTTACGGTCACGCCGATGGGAAAAAGGGCGGCGACGCCATTAAGGAGGTCATTGGCGATGCTCTCAGGAATGCCGCGATGCGCTTCGGTGCGGCTCTTGATCTTTGGCACAAGGGAGACCTGCACGACGCTGCGACAGAAGAGCCTGAAACTAAAGAGCCAGAATCCCCTGCGACAATCACCGAAGAGCAGTTCATGAAGCTGCGCGACTTGGCGGAAAAGGCTGGCGTGACCCATGAGCAGATTTGCGAGAGGGTTGGGGCAGAATGCCTTGACCAATTCCCCGCAGGCCGTTTCGCTGCCGTGGCAAAGGGGCTGCAAGCAAAGATCGACGCCGCAAAGACGACATCACCTGATGTTGATCTTGATGGCGATTACATCCCTCACTAGGAGATAAGCATATGGAAAAGACAGTATTTATCGACATCGAGACAATCCCAAGCCAGTCTGATGATTTGCTTGAAAAGTTTCGTGGGGAGGTAAAAGTCCCCGGAAACATCAAGAAGCCTGAAAGCATTGAGAAATGGCTTGATGAAAACCGTGACAGTGCGGCCAAAGACGCCATCGCCAAGACAAGTTTTGATCCCGCTTTTGGCCACATTTGCACAATCTCTTGGGCTACCGATGATGAAGAACCAGTGACAGCTCATGCCGTTTCAGTCGATCAGGAGAAAGGTATTCTGGAAACTCTTTTCGACAGCATAAACCCATTCCACCGGATCACATTTGTTGGCCACAATGTTGGCGCGTTTGATCTTCGGTTCATCCTATGCCGATCTGTTGTTCTTGGCGTCCGGGTGCCTGAGTGCATCCCAAGAGACCCGAAGCCATGGGATAAAACCGTGTTCGACACCATGCAGGCGTGGTCTGGCGCTAAGGGAAGTATCAGCATGGACAAGCTTGCCAAAGCCCTAGGCCTCGAGGGTAAAGACGGTTTTGACGGGTCGATGGTGGCGGAGGCTTGGGCCAATGGCGAGCATGATCGTATCGCAGAATATTGCGCCGATGATGTGGTTAAAACGCGTGAAATCTGGCGGCGTTTCAAATCCGCCGGGCTGACATAGGGAGGGGGCGACATGGCCTCCAACATCACCAAAGCGGTATCGGAGTTTCTGCGCCGCGAGAAAGAGCAGAACGCCACGCCGGAGGGGTGCGACTATGCCGCGCTGCTATCGGACGTGGCGTTCTGCCACGGTGTTAGCATGGATCTGCTGAAAGAGGGTGTGCGGGCCGCTACCGTCATGCCGCCGAACTGATGACTTCCCGCGTACTCAGAAGCCCAGAGGATGTGGACGCGCTGGCAACCATGCTGCGCGCCCGCACCAAATGGCCGATCACGGTGGCGGTGGCGCAGGGGGCGAAGCGGACCAACCCGCAGAACGCGCTTGCGCAGATGTGGGCGAATGAGGTGGCACAGCAGCGCGGGGATCACTTCGAGGACGTTCGGGCTGAATTCAAGCTCAGACATGGCGTTGCTATCCTGCGCCGGGAACTGCCCGCCTTCAAAGAGGTGTACGACCGCCTTCTAAAGCCACTGGACTATGCAAGCAAGATCGAGGCGGTGCGCCGCCTTGACCTAAGCGTTACCCGCCTGATGACCACCAAGCAGCAGAGCGAGTACATGGAGAGCATAGAGCGCGAGTATCGCTCGCAGGGGTTTAACCTAACATCGCCCGCGACCATGGGTTTAGAGGAGTTGAAGCGATGAAATTCACCACCGCACAAGTAGGCCAGATTTCACGCTGGCTGCAAAACGGATACGGGGCTGAGGACATCGCCTTGGAAATGAAGGCCCACCCTGAACACGTTCGAATGCAGATCCGCAAGTTTCGCGCCAATGGTATCTTGGGAAATATCGCGTCAGAGGCGCGGCAACGTCTCAAGATCGACATGAAGCGCCGGGGTGTATCGTGCTAAAGCGCACCGGGTTCACCAGCAAGCCCAAGCCCATGCGCAAGGTGTCAGCCAAGCGCAGGGCGTACCGGGCCAGCGAGGAGGGCAAGGCGGCTATGGCATACATGCGGGCGGTGAAGTCGCTACCTTGCTGCGTATGCGGCGCGCCGGGGCCATCAGACGCCCATCACCCCATCCACGATAGGTACGGGACGCGCAAAGCGTCTGACTTCGACGTGGTCCCACTCTGCAAAATTCACCACCAGGACGGGCCGAACGCCATCCACAACGGCAAGCAAAGCTGGCGAGAGCAGCACGGCCCCGATCACGGCTTCATCGACCAGACGCGCAAGGCGGTTGACGGAACCGTCGTTCCCAGATAGGCTTTATGCAATAAGACCACCGCTCACGAACTCTCCCTGTTTCCTCCCCAACTAGCCCCGCTTCGGCGGGGTTTTTCTTTGCGCATACCCCTTGCAATGGATAGCCGTTTAAGGCTAGAATTATCCTGTCAAAATGAGGGATACGATATGACTTTTAGAGAAAAGATTGCAGACTGGATTTCGGGCGGGGGACTGAAGAAGGCGAGAGACAGCCGGGATGGGTGGAAAATCCTTTATAAGGATAAGCGATGGGATTTTGAATCGTGCCGAGACGCATCAGACAGAGGATGGGTCGAGGCGAACAAGGCTCACAACGTATTGCGAGACATCGCCGCACAAGAGACCCCCGGCGCAAACGCAACAGTCAAGCGCATGGCCCGCATCGCCCGCGAGGGGCTGGGCGAATGACACCTGACGAACAGCTATATGACGCATCTCTTGCGCTGGCCGGGATCTGCGACACGGACACTGCCGCACTTCTCGGCAAGGCTCTTCACGGCGACGGGCTGGATATGGACTATGTTTTTTCTGGGCGTAATGCGTCCAGAGCCATCGCATCTACCATGTGCCAAACGAACAAGGCAGAGATAATGCCCGCTCTGCGTGAGCTGAACGAAGCAATCAACGGGCTGACAGGTCGGGGAATCATCGACCTTGCCAATATCGTAGACAACAAACTGGACCTGACAAATGAAAAAAACAATCACCCCAGCTGAGTTCCGCGCATTCCGCGAGAGCCTCGGCCTCAATATCCAGCAGATGGCCGAGCGCTACGGATATGCGCACAAGTCGAAAATCTCCAACTTCGAAACCGGATGCCTGCCCGTCCCGGCCCGGCTGGCCAGCGAGATCCGAAAGGACATGCTGCTTATCCGCATCGACAACATGCTGTCTGAGATGATGGATACCAAGGGGCCGATCACAAAGGCCATGCTTCAGAGCCTTATTGACGATATTCGCGCGGTCACAGGTGGGGCGGACTGATGGCGGTGCGCAGAGACCCGCATTCCATCAGAGATCCGCGCTATGGCCTGACAGAGAGGGCGTACAACGCGGTCCAGTTCTCTGCCTATGAGGATCGGCTCGCCGCCATGGGCTGGCGCTTCGACAAGACGGAGCCAACGGTCTGGTGGGCAGTGTGCGGATCCAGGGGGATGTATATCACGCCGGGCCGCCTGCTGGTAGACCAGACCGGGTGCGAGAGGTTCCATGAAACAGCAAAGGATCTGTTCATGTGGATGAGGGCCGTTGCCACGGAGCAGGCCGAGAACGAAGAAGACGAACACCGCAGAGCAAAGGCAAGCTGATGACCAAGAAGCCAAAACAGAGAAAGCGCAGCAACATCGACACTATCGGCGTCATGCCCCGGCACACATGCGGGGGAGGGCCTAAGAGCCGCCGGGCTGCGGCTCAGAAAACCAGCGCAAAGGCGCGCGAG